CCGTAAATTAAAAACCCTATGCCAATAAGCAATAGGATTGTGTGTATATATTTAAGTAAGATCAAAATAGGCTACCTCCTCCCAAAATTTTCTCATTCGTCCAGTAGCCAGAGCCGTCAAATGGTTCAAGGTAGCATACTGCATAGGCATCTAAAAGAGCGTCCAATGGGTCAATTTTATTGCTATTCTTATCCTTATCAATACGCATACCATTGTTATCAACCTTGACACGCGCATTATTGATAGCCATAGTAAGTAGTTGATTCCCAGCGTGCTTGATTGTGCCTTTTAACACTTCATCTCGTAGTTGTCGAGTGGGCATATTCAAGACCATTGTGTTTTGTCTAACTTCGATTAGTGGCCATTCTGGATGCCGTTTCTCGATCATTGCGATCAATGAGCTAAACTGGTATGGGTCGAAGCATATCGCTTGTAATTCCCACTCATTCATATAGATCATCTCTTCCAATTTCTCAAGGACACGCTCATCATCAATCACACCACTTTCAAGCGTAGTGATCTCACATTCTCCCATGCGCTCTAAGTTGGTATAAGAGACACCATCGCGCTTTTCTTTAGCGACTAGTCCATATTTAGTAGCTACAAAGGAGAAACTATCGCAAAACCAATAATCGTCCATCTGGACCATCGTGGATATAGCGAATAAGTCGTTAACCTTACCAACATCGACACCAATCCAAACCCTACGCTTACGTGTGTTTGGCTTTTCATCGAGTTTAGCTTGTTGCCAGCTCGATTTATCCATATATGAGCTTTCTGATGATTGTCTCCACATATTAAAGTTCTTAACCAGCACCTCATTAACTGTGCCAGTTTCAAGTGATACTTTCCTACGTGTTCTTAAATAGTCAATCATGTTATCGTAGAGTGCTTCAACTTCTAAAATAGGGTTTGATTTAATCCAGTTTGCTTCATCTTTGATTTCTTCTTCATTGTCTTGTTCAGCAATAAATGCAAAGTAACCGTCATCTGTGATTTCATCATTTAAAATCCGTTCAATGTATGGGTACTCGATTGTGTGCATTGGTACATTCAAATCAAATCCAGCGGTTGAGATAATCAAAATCAATGGATTATCTAACTGCCCTTGACCAGATTCAAGTAGCTCGATCATTTCATTCGTTTTAGATGCTGCAAACTCATCTAGTACACCAACATACGGTTCAAATCCATCGACTGCCCCCGTATCACGGGAAAGCGGTCGTATATAGGACTCATCTACCAAATTTCGCAATTCCTCGCGCACTCGCTTAGTAGCCTTACGGACATCTTCATCTTGCGCCCTCAAAGCATCTAACTGCTTACGGGCCATCTCAAACGCAATCTTTGCCTGCGTTTTATCGTTTGCAGTACAAAATAGCTGTCGTGACATCGCAGGATTCCTACCAAACAGAAATTCATAAAGCAAGATACCAGCGACAAGAATTGTCTTACCATTCTTGCGGGCAAGGGATATCATAGCCTTTCTAAAACGTCTGATAGTCTTATCTGACTTTTTGCGCCAACCGTATAAACTAGCGATGATGAATTTCTGAAATTCTGCTAGTGGATAAGGCTTGCCAGTTTTGACGTCTGGGAGGATTTCAATAAAATCAATCGGGTTCTGCGCCATGTCCGGAAAGTAGTCGTAGTCGCTGTTGGGAATATTTTCCAAATCTCTCATCTGTCGCTTGCAAGCCTTATAGACTTTCGCACTCACTCTACGCTTTCCGTCAAGTACTTCTTTAGCGTACTTATAAGCAACATCTTGATATTTCTTATCTACGATTGTTTTCATCCTCCTTTCCGACAAAATACAGACCGTGTAGGAATCGAACCCACGACTACAAGGTTGGAGCTTGTCATGTTACCTCTACACCAACGGCCTAAAATAAAAAGGAGGTGTTATCCTCCAAACTTATCAAATATACTGGTTTTCTTCTCTTCTACTTGTGGCACATACAATTTCATTCGACTGTCCACGGTCAGACCAAGTTGTGATGCTGCTCGTGTTAAGTTAGTAGTCGCGCGTTCAAGACTGTAAAGCATTTTATTCGGCAAGACTTTACCACTACTAGTCTCGTATACGTACCCTTCCTTTTGCAATCCGCGAGAGATTTCTTTATAGATCGCATACCAAGTACAATAGGTCTCTAAAATCGCTCGATCAAGATTTCTGAGGGGTAGCTTTCGCAGGTCATTAATCACACGCTTGTATTCTGCTTTTGCAATCGCATCGAAGTGTTTTGGCGGCGTGATCTGCAATGCTTCCAGGCCATCTGATGCTTTGTCCTCAATCTTTTGACGTGCAATCTTCTCTTCTTTCGTCAAATGACTTTTAGTAGTCGCAACTAGCTTCATTTTTCGTCCCATATTGACACCTCCTTTACTGAAATGAGTTTTTAAAAACGGAATTTTTCGTGCAAAAGAGGCCGCGTCCTTTAAATCACGAACCATATAGCCCCGTTCATAAAATAGTGGGGGTAAATTCCGAACATTAACCCCATATCTTTTTATTTTCGTTCACCCAACACCCGCAGTCGGGTTCGGTTGGTTGACACGAATGACAATCATAATAGATTGTTACGATATAGAATTGCTCTTCTATCATTACATCTTTTGCAACTTGCTTTTAGATTCGTTCTATCTAATCTTCGATTCCAGTCAGCTTTCAATGGAATCACATGATCACTCATCGTTGCTTCGTCTCCACAATACTCACAAACATAATCATTCTCTAATAGAACCAATCGAGATAATGCTTTCCATTCTTTCGAATTATAAAATGCTTTGGCTTCACGATCGTACTTCCATCGCATACGATTGTACTCTCTATACTCGTCTTGCCTTGATCCATAATCAGACAGTACCCTCTTGCCTCTTGACATAGTTAGTTTCTGTGGTCTCATGTTATCACCTTTTAAAATAACAAAAGAGATCCACAAAGCTATTGCAGATCATTGGTACTAAAATAAGGAGACAAAATACAATTAGGCTTGTGAACGTTTCTGCTGCCTTACGAATCTCTTTCTGTATACTATATTATCAGGTTGTGTGTATCATTTGTTAAAGGTTGGTTCATCTTTAATAACTAAATGTTCGATTGCTTTCGCTCTTGCTCTTTGGATTGTCGCATGAGAATAATTTAATTCTCTCTTGGTTTCTTGCCATGAGTAGCCATTAACGTACATCAATCTCAACACGATATTTTCCAACGGGTCGTCTAAATCCTCGATGGCATTAATCAAGCGCGTGCGTTCTTCCATGAGCTGATGAATCTCAGCACGGATCTTTTCCGCCCCGTCTATTATTTTAATGTTTAAATCTTCCGTTGCATTTCCTTGCTTACTGCCTTTCGGTTCGTCCGAATAGACCTGCCCCTTTAAAATAGCAGACTTGAGGTTTTCGATCTCCTGCCGTTTCGATTTGATCTTGATATCAATATACTTCAATGCAGATAGTCTACTCGCTATGTTCACCACTTACCTCCGTTTTGATTTCCGAGAATTTAATTTCAGTCATCTCAAAATCATTCATGAATTTATCATAGTTGGTAACGTACTTCTGACCACTCTTGATAACTTTATAAATAATCATCGTACTGTAATCAAAGTCATATCTTGCGTTAAGAATAACACGTACAAGAGTTTCATCGCTTTTCTTCTTCCATATAGTATGTGGTATTGGTATTTCCATATTAAACCTTACCATGTCATCCACCCACTCCGTTTCTCTCAGCAGCTTCCTTAACTTCCTCCGCCCGTTGTCGCTCCCGCATTTGATATTCGCTGTTTAGCTTATTTAAAATAACATCTTGCGCATTATTCTCTTCTGCCAACCGCTGGATAGATAGCTCATGCTCTTGTACCGTCCATTCCAGATCACTAACCTTAGTATTCAGCTCATTGATCCGTGAATTTAAGTTAACACACACGATCAGAAATACCAGCGATACTGATGCGAGGATTGTATAAAATAGTTTATTCATCGCTTATCCTCCACTTCTATAATATGGTCGATAATACGTTTTAAATCTCGTATATCATAAAATGGCATTACTGCATCGTACAGATCCTCAAAATATGAATCAGTTATAAACGATGGATCATAGCCATATTTTTTTCCAATGTTTGATAATATGGCAATTTCCAAACGGTTATTTATTTGAGTTATCGAAAGTACCTCATCTTCGTTGATTGGTATATATACATTATCCAAACTCATCATTTCTCCTTTCTGTATTTAAAAGCTATCACACCAGCCCAGATCAGACCAGACAGCCAGACCAGTGCGAATACTAGATATATAAAGTTTTGTAGGTTCATTGGTCTACTCCGAAATACTCTATTAGTTCATTTTTTAATTCTTCTATATTTCCGCATCTTTCAATCATTTCAGATACATCACAGATCACATCAGACTTGTTTAAGGTATTTTCTGCGACTGCATCAGCTACCCATTTTGGATGCGTGCCAGCGTAAGAGAACTCATCTTGCGGCAACAATTCAAGCAACGCTTCATAACGTTCTTCAAGAGCAATTAGAGCACCAAATGCATCGATGTAATCACTGTCTAACTTTTTACGTTCAAAAACTTCTGGTTGATTTTGTTTAACGATCTCAGCATAAATAGCAGACCATTCTTCGGCTGAAAAACGTGATTTTTCAACTAATGCACCATACTCTATTTCTTTACCGTTTGCTGTTACTTTGTAATTCATTTCTTCACCTCGCCTGTAATTCTATTATGCTCTGTTCTTAGTTTAAGGTGGTCATCACCACAATATACTAGTGTTATTTCTTCTTCCCACTGACCTTTTGTGTATGGGTATCTGTTTGGTCGTGTCATATTACCACCTCATATATAAATATTTCGTATCAATATCCTGTTCTAAAATACACTCTTTCAACGACTTCAAAGCTTCCAATGCCCCGCT